ACCATAACTGGCGTCGTGGGCGGCACTTACGTCTGGACGCCTTGGCTCGGGGACCAGTTGCGCAAGCGCGACAAGGTGGACCTTGCCCAGAACGTGTTCGCGGAGGCGATGGGCGCTGGAGCGGCCTTCTTCCCGTCCGCGGCGGTGACCGCCCACAGGCGGGAGTTCGGGCGGGAACCTCGCAGGGCCAACTGGATCAGGGGCAGGTGGGTGGACTCGCCCACGGGACGGTGGAGGCTTTGGAGGCATGAGGAGGAGGTCGGGTCGTATGCGATCGGGATGGACCCCGCCTACGGGACGGGCAACCACGCGAGCGCGGTGTGCGTCCTCGACGCCCAGACCAAGGCGATGGTGGCGATGATGGTCGATGCCTCGATCACCCCCGCGGACCTCGCCGCGGAGGTCGCTGACGTGGCACGGGGAGCGTTCAAGGAGGCGGTGGTGGCATGGGAGGTGAACGGCCCCGGACAGAGCCTCCAGAGGGACTTCGAGGCGCAGCGGTTCCACAGGGTGTGGAAGCCCCGCAGGGAGGGGAAGTCCACCCACGGGATCGTGGACAGGGTCGGGTGGGTGTCGAGCGAGTCGTCCAAGCGCATCCTGCTCGGCAACCTGTCGAGGGCGGTGCAGCAGGGCGAGGTGATCGTGCCTTGCACGGGTACCCTCGACGAGATGCTGGCGTACGTCCTCGACGGGAACGGGCGCGTCATTCCCGGCAGGTTGCGCGACGAATCGACGGGCGCACGGGAGAATCACGGCGACAGGGTGATCGCGCTCGCGCTCGCATGGATGGCGCTCGACGACGCACCTGTTCCCGGTCAGGAACGTCCTGACTACGCTCCCGGCAGTGCGGGAGAACTCCTCAAGCACTGGGAGGTGTTCGGATGATGGTGTGCAACGCCGATCGGGTCAGGGCATGGGTTGACGAGAACGAGGTCGAGGTGCTGTTCGCGGACGGCCTCGACGATGCCGTCATCGGGCTGACCCGCGACATGAAGAGCGGCACCTACCGCGTGGTCTACGACACCCACCGCGTCATTCAGGTCCTGATGAACGACCAAGGGCTGGACTACGACGACGCCTGCGAGCACCTTGAGGTCAACATCGTCGGCGCATACGTCGGTGACGGCACCCCGGTCTGGTCCTTCCTCCCGGCGATCGAGGAGGAGGACGAGGACACGATGCGCAAGGGAGGGACGGACTGATGGCACGCAAGCGAGGCCCAAACCTGTCGGTCGGCAGGGGCGAGAAACTCCCCGTTTCGCAGGGCGCAGGGCTGACCGCCAAGGGCAGGGCCAAGTACAACCGCCAGACCGGGAGCAAGTTGCAGGCCCCGACCAAGGACAAGGACAATCCCCGCCACAAGTCCTTCTGCGCACGCAGTCGGTCGTGGAAGGGCGAGCGCGGCAAGGCTGCGCGTGCAAGGTGGGGGTGCTGACATGGCGAAGAACTCCCTCGTCGGGAACATCAACAAGCGTCGCAAACTCGGGATCTCGCGCCCCAAGTCTGCCAAGTCCGTCAGCGCGAAGTCATATGCCGCGATGAAGAGCGGCTGGAAGAAAGGCAAGTGATGCCGAAGGTAGGCAAGAAGAAGTTCCCGTACACCGCGAAGGGCAAGCACGAGGCGATGGAGTACGCCAAGAAGTCCGGCAAGCCCATGAAGAAGGCGAAGGGCCGCTGATGCCGTTCAAGAGCAAGGCGCAGCAGGGGTTCATGTTCGCGAAGCATCCCCGCCTCGCGAAGGAGATGGCCTCCAAGACCAAGGCGATGAAGTCGCTCCCCGCCCGCGCCAAGAAGAAGGCGAAGGGGAAGGGCCGCTGACATGTTCATCAAGGTCCGCATGACGTGGTTTCCCGTGGATTCCATCGACCAGATCGACGAGATCAACGGTCGCCTGCGGATCAGCCTCTCCTCGGGGGTCAGGATCGACCTTGACCCCATCGAGAGCGAGAAGGTCGAGGAGCAGTTGAGGGCGTCCACCTTCCGCAAGGAGTACTTCAAGCCGAAGGACGAGAACGTCATGGCGGAGGTGAAGGCCGTCGCCGTGCGGATCAACGGGCTGGAGGGGTCCATCGACGCCGTGGACGAGAAGGTCGAGTTCCTGCGCAGGGCGCTCGGGGTGGACGCACCAAGGACGAAGGCGAGGGTGGGCGATGCTTGACTTCTCGAACATCGCGGCGATCCGCGACGAGATCGACCGTGCCGAGTACTTCCGCGACCTGCACCTCCAGACCCCGAAGGAACTTCGCGAGTGGTTCTGCGGGCAGGGCTACCGCGACGGGTACGGGGCCAACCACCCGGAGAACGCGGTCCACGCCTACGTCAGCATGGTGCTTCCGCGCATCATCCACGACAACCCGAAGGTCCGCGTCACGAGCGCACGCCCGTCCGTCCAGCGCACCGCGTGCGTGGCGATGAAGTCGGCGCTCAACCGCTGGTCGAGGATGACCCGCCTGCGCGGCACCATCGAGCGCATCGCCACCGACATGCTGCTCGGGTGGGGCGTGGCGCTCACCGTCAACGAGCCGAAGGGCGCCGAGAGGAAGTGGGACGCCAACGGCCCCTACCTTCCCCGCGTCTACCGCATCGACCCTGCGAGGTTCATCATCGACCCCGCCGCGATGCACTGGGAGGAGGCCCGCTTCTTGGGCCACGTCTGGGTGTGCGACAAGGAGGACCTCCTCCGCCGCGCAGAGATCGACGAGACGTGGAACCGCGAGGTCATCGAGGGCCTCGCGACGAACAACGGCGTGGACGAGTTGCGGGACTCCCGCGATATCCCCGAGCGCCGGGAAATCGCGATCTACGAGATATGGGTCCCGGAGATGGCCGATTCCGCCGCGGAACTCATCGACGAGGCGATGGATCAGGCGCTGTTCAACGGGACGATCTACACCATCGCGAAGTACCAAGGGAGCGGCGAGAATTGCGTGTGCGAGTTCATCCGGAGGCCCTTGCCCTACTACGGCCCGCAGACGGGTCCCTACACGGTCTTCGGCGCATTCAGCGTGCCCAACGATCCCTACCCGCTGTCCCCGATCGTGGCCTCCCGCGACCAGATCCAGTACTGCAACGACATGGCCCTGAGCCAGCAGGAGAACCAGAAGCGGTACAAGCGGATCCTCGTGGGCGATGCCAAGAATCCAAAGTTCCTTCAGGACGTGGTGAACGCCCCTGATATGTACGTCTTCGCGGAGTCGGGCCTCGACGCCCGGAGCCTCCAGCCCGTGGAGGTAGGCGGCTCGACCAACCAGCACATCCAGTCGGTGGAGACGGCCAAGGAGCGGCTCGACCGCGCCCTCGGCATGTCCGACGCCATGCGCGGCAACATCGCCGGGTCCGCCAGCGCCACGGAGGTCGCGGTGGCGGAGAGCGCCAGCACCATGCGGATCGCCCACCTCAAGCGGGCGTTTCAGGACGCCTGCGACACGGTGTTCCGAAACGTCGGGTGGTACATGTTCCACGACTCCAGAATCGTCATCCCGGTGGGTGGCGAGGACGCCCGCGCCGTGGGGATCGAGGACCCGGTGTTTCAGGGGGGGCTGAAGGTCGGGGCGTGGGAGGACCTTCAGGTGGACGTGGACGCCTACAGCATGGAGCGGACGAGCGAGATGCTTGCCCAGAAGCGGGCGATCGAGACGTTTCAGGTGGTCACCACCGCCGCTCAGGCCATGCCCGCCATGCCGTGGGTCAAGTGGCGCGACCTCATGTCGTTCCTCGGTGACGCCCAGAACGTGCCGCAGATGGCGGATTTCATCGACGAAGGGATCCTCCGGCAGGTGCAGGGTGGCGCGGGCGGCGGAGCCGCCCCCGCCCCTGCGGCGGGGGGTGTTCCCTCCGGAGGCGAAAACCCTTCTCCTACTGGTGAGGCCCCGGTCGTCCCTGCCCGTGCGCAGGCCGCGATCGCCGGAGCCGCTGCGAGGATGTGATGCCGACGTACGAGTTCGTGACCGAAGGCGGAATGACGGTCGAGTGCGTGCTGCGCATGAGCGATGCGCCAGCCATCGGTTCCATGTTCCAGCACCCGACGCTCGGCCCCATCCGCCGTGTCGCGAGTTCGGCGCAGGTCAGCCCGAACTTCACCACGGGAACGTACCCCTACGTCAGCCACGCGCTTCCCCGCAACATGCCGGGTGTGAGGTGCGACTCGCAGGGGCATCCGATCATCCACAGTCGCCGTGAGGAACGCAATGTCGCGTCCCGCCACGGCTACGTCAGGGCAGAGGACTGAACATGGACAGCATCGCTGAACCCATCGTGCAGGCCGACACTCCGTCCAGCGGGGCGGAGGAGCAGGTCGTGCAGGACACCGCGCAACCCGTGGAAGCCGTCGAGGCCAACTCCCCGGACGACGACGACGCTGTGCTTGCGAAACTGCTCGGAACGGACGATGAAGGCGACGGGGAGGCTGATGTCGATTCGTCGGCAGCACCCTCGACGGAACCGGAAGAGTCCCCCGCCTTCGACCGTGAAGCGGTCGCCAAGGTCCTCAAGAGGGACGGCGTACCCGACGAGGTCATCGCCTCGGCTTCGCCCGAGACGCTCCGGAAATGGGCGGACTCGGCTGCGAAGCGGCAGAAGGACGTTGACTCGTATGGCGGTCGAATGAAGCAGTTGGAGGAGCAACTGGCGAAGGGCAAGGCACCGGAGGCCGCTGCGCAGGACAACACGCCTGCGGAGGCGCCGACCGCGGCCAAGGACCCGTTCGACCAGATGGCGGAGGTCTACGGCTCGGATGTCGTGGAACCCGTCCGCCAAGCCTTCCAGCAGCAGCAGCAGCAGATGCAGGAGCAACTGCTGCTTGCGCAGGTCCGCGCTGCCGACATGGCGATGCGCGTCCAGTACGGGGCCAAGTCCCCGTCCTTCGACGCGATCACCTCCAAGATGTCGGAACTCGGGGCTGCAAAGCCGGGTGGGTATGCGTCGGTCGATGAACTCGCCGCCGCCGCCTATCAGGCCATCGTTGGATCGAAGCCGTCAGCGCCGCCGAACGTGCGTGCCAGCCAGCCGACCGCCCCGAAGGGCGGGCCTGCCCCGGTGAAGCCGCCGCCACGCGACCCTGACGACGACATCCTTGACCAGATCATGTCGGGCGGTGGCAGTCGCCTCCGTCCCGCTACCCGCAGATAAGGAGGAGGCACCATGCCTTCGATCACCCAGTTCAATGATTTCATGGCCTCGACGGGGCCAGCGTACCTGAAGTCCGCAGATGCCGTCATCAACGAGGCCGTCAAGAACAACTACGTCCTCTCCCGCCTGCTCAAGGAGAA